GACAGCAGTGGTAGAACTTGCTATAATGAGTTCTACCACTATTAAATACTGTATGAGCAACGATCTAGCCAAATTTATAAACTCAAAACGACGTCACAAAACAGATGTGGCGATATCAAGACAAGTCAAAATTGCCAAGCAACATGGCTTAACCAATAGAGACAAATCAGTAAAAGAACCACACAGAATGGCCAAACATCATGCCATGGATTGTGGTAATCCGCACTGCTACCTATGTGGCAACCCGCGCAAGACACACAAAGACAAACTCACAGCACAAGAAAAGCGATTGTTCCAAAACGTGGAAGTGATTCGCGACACACATTCAAATGGTTTAACAACAAAGGAAGATGATGAATAAAGTACAAGACATTCAAGACGCACTTGCATATGAATCAACCCTGGGACTTTCAAACGAGGCCGCAGTTGCCGCAGTGGGCAATCGTTATGACCTAGTGCTGATTGGTGCTCGTCGTGCTAGAGAACTAGGTCGCGGAGACCGACCACGCATTAATGGTCCTGCACACGGTGCCGTGGTCACAGCTCTCAAAGAAATTGAGCTTGGACTTGTTGGACGTGAGTATTTGTATAAGAAATTAGACATTGAACCACGTCGACGTCACCGGGATCATGACGGATTCTGATCAATCAAACTCAGCCAAGGGTCGAGACAGTTTTGATATCACTACTGGCAACACCCTGGTACACTTCTTCAATCGAAACATAACTCCATATGCCACCAGCACTCTAGGTCCTACATTTGATCTAGTCCCGGTTGAAAAGCAAAAGGACTTGATGATCAATCATGCCAGGATGTATGCCCAGCAGGAGTATGATCGCATCATGGAACTGGTCTCAGTACTAGAAAAACAAGCACAGGACATTCGGCGCAGACTTGATGTCACTGATGCAGTGTACGCCGCAGAATACAATTTTCAAATTGTGATGGGCCACTGCTACTGGTTGGTTTGGCACAAAAGACACGGAAAAAATCTGCTGGTGCTTACTGGTCCTGATGATTGGAACACTGGTGTGCCAGAAGATTATCAGTATCTCATGCAGGTCAAATACATGGGCGATCACACCTGGCAAGAAGTAATACCTTAGTGCTACTTGACCAAAATAGCTCTTTGTGCTATAATTACACATTAAACGGAGAACGACATGCCCTGGATTGAAAACGTAGCCGCCGCTGATGTGCCCATGAGGTACCATCACAATGCTGGCCCCAACTCAATGCTGATCCAAATCATGGATCCTGCACCCAGCTGGTGGCCCGAGCCTGCGCACGATTTTAAGGAAACTCATCGCTTTGAATTCTTAGATGCCGAAGACAAAGACGGCTTTCCCGACGAAGCAAAGATTTCAGACGAGCAAGCCGCAGAGATTGTGCGTCTGTTACAACATGCCTTGAAAAAGCGCATGAACGTGGTTGTGCATTGCGTGGCAGGCTTGTGCCGTTCAGGTGCAGTGGCAGAGGTTGGTGTTATGATGGGGTTCAAGGACGCTGAGCGAACTCGTATTCCTAACCTGCGTGTCAAGCACCGGTTGATGAAACAACTGGGCTGGACATACGATGAAAACGAAAAGCCAGACGATGAAGCCTGGCGCAGAATGAACTTAGACTTTGAATGAAACGAATCATAGTCAATGGCACATTTGATATTGTACACTCTGGACATCTAGCATTGTTAAATTATGCTCGAAGTTTAGGTGATTATCTTGTGGTTGCCATTGACTCTGATCGAAGAGTAAAAGAATTAAAAGGCGCCAACCGTCCTGTAAATACACAAGCGGAACGACAAGAACTCTTGAGTAATCTACGCTCAGTGAATGAGGTTAGAATATTTGATTCCGATCAAGAACTTGTCGACATCATTGCAGAATGTGCTATAATGGTCAAAGGTTCTGACTATCGCGGACGTCCTATTGTGGGCGAACATGCAGTACCAGAAATAGTATTTTTTGAAAGAATACATGGATTCTCAACCACAGAAAAAATTCAACATATTGCTAATAGGTGACAATTGCGTTGACGTGTATCAATACGGCAACGTAGATAGAATCAGTCCTGAAGCTCCTGTACCTGTATTTGAAAGCGTGAGCGAAGAAAGCCGGCCCGGTATGGCCGGCAATGTGTTGGTCAATCTTGAAGCATTAGGATGCACCGTGAATTACTTGCATGGTGAAACTTCAGTCAAGACTCGACTGATTGACATTCGCAGTCATCAACAGGTGCTGAGAATTGACAATGACGTGGTTAGTGACCCTTTGGAAATTGAAAGTCAAATACCCAACATTTATGATGCTGTGATTGTTTCTGACTACAACAAAGGCACAGTGAGTTACAAATTGCTTCAGCAACTTCGTGAAGATTTTGACGGACCAATCTTTGTTGACACCAAGAAAACTGATCTTGAAAAACTAGAAGGCTGCACTGTCAAAATAAACAGTCTAGAATATTCTCGTGTGAGCAGTTTGTGTTCTGACCTTGTGGTGACCTTGGGCAAGGACGGTGCGCGATATGGCACCAGGGTATACTCAGCACCCGAAGTTGAAATTGCCGATGTCACTGGAGCCGGTGATACTTTTTTGGCAGCCTTGTGTGTGGAGTATTTGCGCACAAACGGTGACATGCAACAGGCCATTGAATTTGCCATTCAAGCCAGTGCGGTCACTGTGCAACACATGGGAGTGTATGCTCCTACTCGGGAGGAAATATGCGGTTGAGGGGAAACGTATCCAAAGGTTGGGGTTCTGAAGAAATTTGGGCCACCAACGATCTATATTGTGGCAAACTCATGCACTTTGACACAGGTGCCAAGTTCAGCATGCACTTCCATCGTGAAAAAGACGAGTCGTGGTATGTGTTGAGTGGCCAGTTCACTGTGCGTTATATCGACACGGCAGACGCCAGTGTCCACGAAGCAGAACTCAACGCCGGTGACACTTGGCACAATGTTCCGTTGCTGCCACATCAGTTGATCTGTGTTGAGGCCGGTACTATCATTGAAGTCAGCACCCCAGACTCGGTGGAAGACAACTATCGTGTGTTGCCCGGAGACAGCCAACAATGAAATACATGATTGATATTGATGGCACTATCTGCAACAACACAAATGGTGATTACCAAAATGCTGAGCCGTTTGTGGACAGGATTGCGCATTTTAATAAACTGTTTGACCAGGGCCACGAGATACACTACTGGACAGCAAGAGGCGGCAATTCAGGCATTGACTGGACTACTCTTACACAACAACAATTTGCCAATTGGCAGGTAAAGTACACAACATTAAAATTGGGCAAGCCTGTATACGACATTTGGGTTGATGACAAAGCAATAAACATCGAGACATATCACAATGAAAATATTACTAACCGGACATAAAGGCTTTATTGGTAGCCACCTGTTGCAATCGTTAGCGGCCGACGGACACGAAGTTGACACCTTTGACTGGGACGATGGCAACCTACCCAGCGTTATGGAACAAGACTGGGTTGTGCATATTGGTGGCATCAGTTCAACCACCGAACGTAACATAGACAAAATTCTAACGCAAAACTTTGATTTCAGCAGACAGTTGTTTGACGCTTGCAAACGTTTTGGTGTCAACATGCAGTATTCCAGTTCAGCAAGCATATATGGCATGGGGCAAGTGTTTACCGAAGATGCTCCACCAGATCCACGCACGCCGTATGCCTGGAGCAAATACTTGTTCGAACGCTATCACACACAACATCAAGGTGGTAACGTGGTGCAAGGTTTTAGATATTTCAATGTGTATGGACCTGGAGAAGATCACAAAGGTAGCCAGGCCAGTCCTTTCCATCAATTTGCAAAACAAGCAAAGGAAACTGGCAGGATCAAGATTTTTGAAGGTAGCGAACACTCTCGACGAGACTTTGTGCCAGTACAAGATGTTGTGGCCATGCACTTGAGATTTCTTACCAAACGCACAAGTGGCATATACAATATAGGAACAGGACAAACTCAGAGTTTTCGAGAAATAGCCGAACAATTCAATGTGCCTATTGACGAAATCCCCATGCCTGAAAACTTGAAAAATAGTTATCAACGGTACACTTGTGCTGATATGACCCGAACAAATCAGGCACTAAACGGTTGACCAATAATTCCCAATTTGCTATAATTAACAATTAAAGAAAGGAGCACAAGATGCCAGCAGTATTTTTAGTTAGCGACACACACTTTGGACACGCCGGTGTCTGTCACTTCACGCATCCTGATGACTCTAGTGTAAAATTGCGTCCGTGGGACAACCCTGACGAGATGGACGAGGAAATGATCCGACGTTGGAACGACACAGTTCGACCCAACGACAAGGTGTACCATTTGGGTGACGTTGTTATCAACCGCAAGGCCTTGAAGACATTGGCTAGGTTGAACGGGGACAAAGTGTTGATCC